ATATTCTATAACAATTATAACTTGCTTTCCAAGTATCTTGTTTTGCATAATCTTGAAAGTCTGAAAAGAGTTGTTCTACTAATGAAGTTGTTGGCACTACTATGAGTTGTTTTCTTCCAAACTGTTGATGCCATCTTATCAAGATATAAATTATTAACGATTTACCAGAACCTGTTGGTGATAATAATAATCTTCTTCCATCATTGATTGCTTCATGTACTGCTTCTATTTGATAATCTCTTATCTTTAAACTTATATTAAGATCATTAATAAATGATTTCAATTGTTCAATAGATACTTTATCAGCTGTCTTTGTGAAATCTGATTCATCATATGTATATTGATTTACTTCTGCAAAATGTTTTACATATGGTCTTAGACCAGTATATATTTCTTTTGTAAATAATGAAAATAAATGTAATTGACCATCCCACACTCTATTTCTGTACATTGGTGTAAACTTTGCACCTGGAACATCAAAAGAAAAATGTGAATGTAGTTCTTGTGCTATATCTGGTTCACATTTAACTTTGATATATACATCATTTTTTTTCGTTATCGAGATGTCTGTCATAAGTTGTAGTTACCATTTTACCTTCAAAGTTAACATAAGAAACAGTATATGTATTTGAAGATTGTTTTTTAGTATCTTGTAAAGTAATATTACTTTTTAATTGTATATTAGAATGCGCCATTTGTAAACTTCTGCCATTCAACTGCTGTTTTCAAATCCCAAGTTCTTGAATTAAGAGATCTTAATATTTGTTCTAAAGTAAATACAACTGTTTTATAATATGCTACTTTATCTTGTAATGTATTTAAATCTTCATCACAAGTCATAAATTCTTCCATTTCATTCTTCAAAGGTTTGTTACCTTGATACTGTTCAAGGTTTAATCTATCAAGTTCAGATTTTGAAAGTTCACCACGATAATAACGATACTTGATTCTTCTCATATTGTTATAATCGCTTTCAGCTTTGCGCTGTTGTAGTTTTACATTTGATAACAAAGTTAGATACTTGGCATGAAGAGTTGCAACTTTAACTGCTTCACTACCAAGATCTAAATTGTTTATTTTGGAATCACTTTTCCATTCTGATTGTATTTCACTAAGTTTCATACTATAGAGTTTCTAAATCTATAGTCTCCATTTCTTCTTTCTTTTCGTCAACTGTTACACTTTTACTTGAAGTTGTTGCTGGCTCATCAAAACTTATAATCATTTCTGGATTACCTTGGAAACAGAATGAACCATAATGGTTTAGTGATATAGATGGATCTAGCCAGATTTGACCTTTCATCTCTTGCCATCTTCTACAGAATGTATAATCTTCTGAAAGATATCTTTTATCGATTGGATCTATCATAGTATCAAATAATGCATAAAATTTATCTTTTAAATCAACACCACCCATCTGGACATCATTCACATATTTGATCTCTGGATAATGTTCTATGATACTATCTATAGCTTTTCTTTTAATCATCATGAATCCAGTACCAGCATCATGAAGTTCTATCAAACCGTTTTCAACTTTAACTTGTTTATTTTCTCTATCCATAAACTTAAAGTTGATTGCATAATCAGAACCAAGTGCTCCAATCTGGTTCGGTGTAAGTTCTTTTGATGGATCAAGAATAACTGATTCTTTTATATGAGACCAGTTAACACCTTTCTTTGGATATGCACCAACTACAACATCTTTATCATGTAACCAAAGTTTTAAAATATCATCTACTTGAAATTCTATATCAGCATCTATAAACATTAGATGTGTATAATCTGAATTAAGAAAATAAGCCAACAAAACATTTCTTGCTCTTGTAACTAATGATTCATTAGCAATAGTTCCAAAAGCCAATGGAACTTTATGTCCATTGAACCACGTCATAAGTTTTATAGTTGATCTGAAGTAAGGTTCTGTAAGAGCACCACCATAACAAGGTGTCGCTATAAAAAATTTACTTTCACGTAGTTTGTTTAAGTCAATTTTGACTTGACGAGTTTGTATACCTGCCATGATATCTCCATGTGTTAAATTGATTCAATTTCAAATGTTCTGTATTTAAATGTTGCTATACCTATAAAAAATTCTACTGCTGAACTTGTTATATCAAAATCTAATGCTTCTACTGATATTGGAAACAAGTCTTTAAAAATTATATTATTACTTGGATTGTTAGACGAGTCTAAAATAGTTAATGTTCCATCTGAATATGCAGCTGGTTCAGTTGTTCCTTGTTTTGTTGTCATGAATGGAAATCGATTCAATCTATCACCTACAAACCCTTTATATTGATTATAGTTGTCTGGAAAGCCTAAGGCAACAAGCCATTCCAATAATTCTGTATAGTTTACCATATCTTCACTAATAAGAAAACGTATAGTAAACTCTGCATAATTTAATTTATCACCTATCCTTGGAACATCTAAGAATGGAGTAGTTTGTATTGCAAAACCTAAATTTAAAGATGGAAGATTAGCAGATTGACAAGTATATGCAACGTGAGGAAGATCTTTAATAGTGAATCTAAAAGCATTAGGACGAAGATAATTAAATACCTGTCCTGGATTAGTTGTATTTACACTACTAATTATGTTTGCGGAATCAATTGAATAAGCCATGTGTATATTTATACCAAAAAAAAGGGCTCCAAAAAGGAGCCCTCTTAATCGTAAACTAAAGATTCTTACATCAAGTTAACAACTTTACTGAATCTGTAGTATTGGTTACGCTGTGCTGTAAATGCATCTCCATCAGCAATTCCGCCATCTTCTACAAGAACATATGGATTAGCAATCATTCCATAACGTGTCTTGAATCCAATTTTTGGCTGGAAGCTGTCTGGATCTACTGCACGGACCATTTGTAGAGGTACGTATGGGCAATAGAATATTCCAGCATCATAAGGTGATGTTCCTTTGTATCCAACTGTATAGAACTGTGTTGCAGCTCCTAAGTTAGCTGAATATGGATCAATATACACTCTTAATCTACCGTTGATTGTACCTGCAAATGTATTACCTGTGTCATCAACATTTAGATTTGTATTAAGAGCTGGTGCATAATCAAGTACACCTGCCATTGATAGAGCTGACGCTACGTCAGATGAGCAGAGTACAAAGTTACCTTTTCCTCTACGAGTATCTTGCGCAATGTGGTTAGCATCTCTTTCAATGTTATATAAAAGACCCTTGAATCTTTCAACTGACCAACGACCGTTTGAGTCGACGTCTAAGTTAAATGTTCCAGGAACAGCTGTGTCTGAAGAACCTGTCTTAGCAACAAGGTAGATCTTACGAACTACTTCACGGTTGATTTCAAACATAATTTCTTGAGAAAGAATATTTGAAAGCTCTGTCTCAGCATCAAGACCATGAACTGCCTTCAAGTCTTGAGCAAGTTCTAATGTGTACTCAGCTTTTAACGCTCTTGTTCTAGCTGTTACAGTAGTCTTGTCAATACTGAATGACATTTGTCCAAATGCATTGTTAACACCATCACCCAATGCTTCCGCAAAGGCTGTTGTCATGGCGTTACCTTGATTATATGTTCCGCTTGCTGGGTTAGAACCTACAAATGTTGGCTCACCGTTAGTATCGGTCATATGGACACCGTTAGCTGAATGCGCAGCAGCAGCAAACGAAGTATTAGCTTCATTGTAAAGTGCTTCTGTGTATCCTGCATCTGTACGGTTGTTACCATATAGAGATCTCATTGCAAAGATAAGACCTGTTGGTCCTGTCATTGGTTGTACACCTGCGATATCATATGCAATAAGGTTTGGCATAGCCCTTCGGACCAGACCAATCAATATTGGATCATATCTATCAACACCTGCAGATGCAAATGAGTTGTTAGCTGGAGCTACCTCATTAAGCATTTGCTTTTCTTCTTGTAGAGCCTTCTCTTGGTTCTCAAGAAGTACAGCTGTAACTTGCTTTCTGTAGCTTTGATCTATTTTGGGAAGATCTGGATGCTCCAAAATTGGATCCCATTTCTTCATTGCACTTTCTGAAAGGTACATTTCTTACTCCTTGGTTTAAAATTACTTCTTAGATTTAACTTGTCTTGATATTGCGTTCATATATTTAGACATTGTATCTGTCGGATCTATTGGCTCATCACTTGTCTGAACCTCTTCTGTTAGAGCGTCTTCTGGAGATTTAGCTTTTGCCTTTGCAAAATAATTTTCTTTAATTACTGAAACTTTTTCAGCAAAAGACTTATCATCTTCGTATTCAACACCTTCAACTAACTTGTATAACTTTTCTTT